TTCGTCTTTATTCAAGCGTGGTTTGATATTTTGAGGCATTATGGGCCATATCTCGACCGGTTTATTCATGCCATTCAAAATAAAATACCAATAAGCCTGTCCGGTTAGTTCCTTATAGGTCTGTTGTAAACGGTGTAAAAATCCTTTGGGAAATTCAGGATTGGGATTTTTCCAGAAATTCAAAAATTCATGCGATTTTACTTCTTCTTTTCGTGTCCCATCAACCAATTGATATAATTTCATATCCGCAGCAGCTACATCCGCGGTTATCGTACGTATAGCTGCATAAACCCAACCGCGATATTTATTAATCATCCCGAGATAATCGTTTGGGCTTACTTTTCCACCCATAAAATAACCCATTGCAATACGTCTATATTCATCGGTATCTTTTTCGTTTCTCGGAGAAATATATCTCGCTAATTTATTGCGGAATGTATCGTTATCGGAAACGAATTCGGCCAATACGTTTCTCAATCCTTCAAGCATCGTCTCCTCCATTGTTCTCATCTTCGTCTTCTGCACCCAGACAGTAAATCTTCGGTTCGCGTTTCTTGCCTAATCTCGTATGCAGGGCATATCTCTCCGCATCCTGCGAATCATCGTTTTTCTTTTCCGCCTTATCCGCATATTCCCCTGATTCTTCCTCAATCCAGCTCCACAATCCCTTTTGCTCGATATTCAGCTTACAGGTATCGAAAATCTTGTATTTTTCTTGAAATAACAGCTTTCTAACGGTCATAATGCCATTTTCGCGGTCATTATCGGCTTTTCTGAACGCAATATCGGTAACACCCCAACTTTCAAGCTCTCTTTTCAACTGCATGGCCGAATCCGGCCGGGAAGGATCGAAATAGGCAATAATTTCTTTATCCTTCAATTTTGGGGCTAATTCCCCGGCAATTTGAAATAATTCCTTGCCGGTAGTGTGGTATTCAAGGCAATTATAGACCTGGTCCAGTTCCTCGTGATATGCAAATAATTCAAATACGAACGGATGATTCGTTCCCCAATCGATCCCCGCAAAGAACTGCCAATCACTTGTCAAATCAATCGGCTTGCATACTCCGATATCCTCATTGAATTCTTTATAAACCAGTCCATGTCTGGCAACCGCAATCGCATTATACTTTCTATTGAACTCATCCGGAGGCAATAATTTCTTCTCTTCCCAGTAAACCGATTTGTCATAATGTGGATTGTCTATCGACCTACAAGTAACTGCGAAATAATCGGGATGTCCCTCTTCTGCTCTATCGACTACATCGGTAATAAACCAATTCCTGCTGTAAGGCGTGGAAGTCATAAGAATACGCCCCTTAAGATAATTCGTTCTCCTGCGCATAATATCCCAGGTTCTTTTCCCCATCTGCCCAGCCTCATCCGCCCATATCCACCGCAAAACATCCCCCTCCATCGTGTCCGGCCTGTCCGCACTCGCTAAATAAACATGCGCCCCAGTAGCAAACTCGAATATCCCGTCATTTTGATGATATTTATAGTCTATGTCTTTTCTAATCCCCTCACGCTTTAGCAATGCCTCGAATACTTTCCTCGGTCTCCTCTTTGCCATTCTGAAAATCGGGGCCACAATCATTCCATCATCCGTTGGAAACTTCCTCAATTCCTCTAATGACCATAACCCACCCAACCATGATTTACCCGCACCAGTCCCACCATTGAAACCTAAAAATCTTTGTAATGCCTTTAAAACCAGCCATTGATGATATGTTGGTTCAATAGGCTTATCCCTCGAAGGATATATCTCGGAAGAACGATATTCTTGGACCATAGGCTCTACCACGGGAAAATCCTTTTTGGTTGGTTTGGTATGATTGGGGAAGGGCGTGGGAAATAAACAAACTTAAGCAAATCGAAAAAGGTTATCCCCACTTGAGCCCCACTTTTACCTAAAAAGCTAAACAGGTTTACATAATGTTTATTATCGGACGTTAGTTTATGTGAATAATTCCCCACCAAATATGATCTATTAGCTTTTTTAATAATAAATATATAAGTCGCTGTTGTATTCTTCAGTAATCTAAATTTAATTATTAATCTATTTATATTAAATATTCTATATAGATTATTCTTAAAGTTTACATAAGTTTTCTTATCAGACATTAAGATATAAAAAAAATTAAATGTCTTCATAGAGTAAGTCCTCTTGTAGTTTATTGAGATTATTTTTTTCTTCTAAGAGTTCTAACTGTTCTTCTGGTAAGTAGATTATATTTCTTTTAGAATTCTGGATAATATTAATACAGTCGTAGATATCTTGTAGTTCTTGTTGGATTAATAGCTGAGTAGAATAATCCTGGAATATTTTTTTAACCAAGGGTTCTATCTCTAATTTCTTAGGCATTGGTAGTTCCTTGCTGGATTATTTCATAATCGGCTTTTAGTTCTTGATTATTGTCTTCTTGAATATTGTGTTTACGTTGTTCGAGATATTTATTAATTCTTATTTGCTTTTCTTCTTCTGAAATATCTAAGTTATTAATATAATCAATTGCACCTGCTTCTGGAGGAGCTTGTATTACAGATTTGTGGAGGATATGTTCGTGCTTTACGTTGCCGATTATATTTAATTGCTTATTATCAGCCCAGCCAAAGTTCTTCAAACCGAATATAAATGCTGTTGGATTTATTGATTTATACAAACCATTTTCAAGCAAGTGTTCAAGATATAGACGTATTCTTTTCATTGTGTAAGAAAACTCTTCACGTTCCTCGTAATCGTAGAATGACTGTCTTGAACTAAAGCCAAGATATAATGCGGTCCCAGTAATAGTGGGCATTGCATTGGTGTTTATACAATGTCTGATGTAATTTGTGAATTTATCTGCTATATCTTCAGGCTTATTAAATACCGGAGGTCTCCCAGTAGTATATTCCCGATAAAGACTTAAATCTTCTTCAGAGCTTATTATTGGTACGTTATATTTTACAGCCATAAGACCTTGTTGGGATTATTGCAAAAAAATTTAAATTAATCATATATAATTAATCTGCAAAAACCCTTAAACCCGCAATGTTAAGAAAGTGTTAAGAAAGTGTAAAACCTTAGACTATTACTTTAACTTGATAAGACTATATTGTTGAATATTATTTTTTTAATATATGTTTTTCATTAGGTGGTTTTGGTACGACCGAAAATGCTATTAGTTCTATTTCTTCAATAATTCGTTTTAAATGTTTGTTTTTTGCCCTTTCTTTCTTAGTGGGTTTTCTCATTTTCTTTATAATTCCTTCAGGGAAAAAAGATACTTCATTACAACCAAATATTTCTGCAAACAATAATTTACATTCATGTGGATTTAATTTTGCTAATGGTGGTCTTTCAGTATTCCAATTCCACAAAATAGGCAGTTCTTTCGCAAATGTAATTCCCTCTGAAAGAATTATATCTCCATCTTTATCAAGTACATCAAATTGACATATTTTTATTTTCATTTCTCCTCCCGATAATATCCATATCCCTTACATATATGTCGAATCGTCTCAAAGTCAACCCATAAAAGCGGATATTTTTTGTTTAATTCTTCCGATATTTGAATATAGATTTGTTCTTCATAATCATCTGATTTTTTCTGTTTAAGTTCCTTATATCGTTTGCGAATCCAATTATCGCGCTCTGTTAAGTCCATATTAAAACGGCAATTCTTCTTCCGCTTTTGGTTCTGTTTGTGGCACTTCTTCCTCCATCTGTTCCTCAACTTTTATTTCCCCCTTCTGTAATAAATGAATTTTATAAGCATTAATATTCACAAATGTCATCTTGCTTTCGCCAATTATTTTCGTATAACTCGATAATTTCTCTTTCATCACATTCGCAAATTCCAAGTCTACAACAATATCCGCATATTATTTTTTCACTCATTGTTTTCCTCCTTCAAGACAATTTCCTGTCTTGGATTTTTATTTGATTATGTAACCAAGTATGATATTCTATCGTACAAATTAATAAATTTGAATTTTCATTATTTAAGGTATTCCCATCAATATGATGGACCACTTCCTTTTTCTTTAATCTTCTGCCCAATATTTTTTCCGCAATTACTCGATGAACCGCTTTACCTCCCCTATAAAACAAATAGGGATTATTGTGCGAAAATCGAATATGAATTTTGCCATCAATATGATTATGATAACTATTTTTACGCCGTTTTTTAAATTCTTGTTTATGATTTTTTCGATATTTTTTCCCTTGTTGTAAAAATTTTTCTCGATTTTTTTGATAATATTTTTTACGATATTTCTTTCTTTCTTTTTTATGATTTTTACACCATTCTTTATTCTGTTGTAAAATTTTATTTTTATTTTTTATATATCGTTGTTTAGCATATTCTTTTTGTTGTTCCTTATGATTTTTGCGATATTCTTTCATATAGCATATTCTAC